CCATAAGTCATTAACATATGCTTTTGCTACTCTTCTAGGAGTGTCATTTGAATTTGGATCATTTCTCCAATCGCATTTTAAAGCATCTAAAAATTCTCCATAAGCTTTTGCAGCTTTTTGAATCATTTCATTTTTTTGATAATCATCTAATGGACCGCCTTTCACTACTCCATTAGCAAATCCTTCTTTTACTAATTCAATACTTTTTTTAGTCGTCATATTTATGTTTTAAGTCTTTTAATAAGTTTGAAATCGATTTAACTGTTTCTAAATTAACTGTTAACCATTTTTTATATCGTTTTTGTTGTAATATTAACTCACTACATTTTTCATATTCTTCTAGTTGTTCTCCAACTGAAATTAAATATAATAAAAATTCATTGATGGTTCTGTTATATTCTTTCATAACCGCATCATTTAATATATGAAGATCAATTCCATCTTTTTTCGAAAGTATTTTTACACATCGAAAAAACATGCTCCTATCTACATCGGATGGGTCTAAAAAATTAAAACTCATTACTTTTTATTTTAATATAATAAATTAATTGATATTATCCAAATTAATATGGACAATGATAACATCCATTCGTACAACAGTATCCACGCTTTAAATGATAATTTTTTGTCATTATCATCATACCACCTTCCCAATAAAAATCTTGATTAGAATTAATTTGTTCTTCTAATTCTAATTTTGATATCCAATCGTCTGCTCTCATTATTGTATTTCGCATGCTCCACCAGCACAAGCTAATTCTCCAGCTAAATCTGTTTCGTCTTCAGTTTCAACTATTTTAGTTAAATCAACGTCTTTCAATGTTTCCATTAATTCGTTATATTTGTCTTCTGTTATGTCTTCAAATGGTGCTTGGGTATATGTTCCGCCATCATAAGGCAGTACAGACAAACCATTGTAATGTTTTCTATTATCCCACATCCAATCTCCAGCTGTTTCCCATTCTTCTGCTTTTAAACTAACAGTTGCTGAAACATTATGAGTATTAGATCCATTTCTGTGACCAGGAACTACCCATTCAATTGCAATTTTTTTAATTCTTTCCAATAATTGAAATGGAGACTCTGTTCTCATTATTGCTCCATCTGGTGCTTTTTGTGGTATACTTATTACAGCTGTGTCATGTGGTCTAAAGTATTCATCTTCGATTAATTCTGGATGATGTACACTTAAATGTTTATACATTGATTCATTTTTACCAACTCTAACTCTTCTAATATAATAATCGTTGTGCCATGCATGAATACCAGATGAAGTTCCTAATGCTAATGATGTTGTTCCAGCTGGTTTAACTGTCGTGCATCTAGCTGCAGGATTTATACCAATTAGTTTGGCGACTCTTACGTTTTCTCGTTTTACTAGTTGAGCGGCTTTCTTCAAGTCGTAACCTAGAACGGTGCCAGAACCGATTCCCGTCATAGATACTCCTATTAGAGCATCTTTTTCTGTTGTTTCTCTCCATATGTCCCTTAAATAATGGAAGTCAGTGTAACCTGCTTGTAATGTTCCTATAAACGAAGCAGCTTTTACTCGTTTATTTAAATCATCCTGCGATTCAATATCTGAAGCATTTACTTCACATAAGTTACAGAATTGAAATGGTCTTAGTGCTATTTCACAACATGGATTAGTTCCCCAATCTTTATCGTTGTTTAAATATATACCAGGCTCTCCTGCTCCTGATAACTCAACTCGTTTCCATAAGTCCATAAAAAATTCTTTAGTTACTTTATGTCTCATTAATACAGCTGAATTATTAGCTCTACCTCTTTGTGGAGCTTCTTCCCACCAATGTCCTGCTTTACATCCTATCATAGAATCATCGTCTGCAGAAAACAAACTAATTAAAGCGGCTCTTCTAATGCCTCCGGCTAAAACTGCGTCTGCTATATGACAAACAATATCATGAGTTTCTAATGTTGATAATTTATCGCCATCTTCTTTTGATTCTAATATACCTGTTATCTTAAGAATGCATTCTTTTAATGGTTGCGGACCTGGAGCTTTTCCTCCGGATGTAACTAGCTGAGCTCCTTTTGGTCTAATATCAGAAAAATCAAATTCTATTCTTGAACTTTTGCCATTTAAATATGACTTCATAAGAACTTTTATTGCATCAGCCCAACCTTCAATACTATCGCCAATTAAAAATCGTCTTTTTCTTTTAGGATATGGTTTATTAACTGGAGGTAAATTTGTTACATGGTGTCGTTGAACTGAATATCCTACGCCAGTTCCACCTAACAACAAAAACATTGTTTCACTAAATGCATCAATATGATCAATAGGTAAATAAGCACAATTATAAACTCTATTAGGAGATATTTCAATTGGTTTACCGCCGAACTGTAATGATCTCATAGATGGAAGTATTTTTTTGTCATATACTAATTTATAAACATCTTCAATTTCATCTGTTAAAGCAGGATATCTTTTAATATGCATTTCTTTGTTCCGAGTAACCAACTCTTCCCAAGTTTCTCTTCTGTTTAATTCTGGTATAAATTTTGCATACTTCATGTATACTGTTATATCTGATAAAATTTTATTTGATATATTCATATAATTCCTACTTTTTTTTTATTTTAGACAAAAATAGACCCCTTATAGAGGTCTAAGATTAATTTAATATAAATATAATTATTATCCTAAACTTCCGCCTAAATCTTTAAATTTCTGTGCTAAATTTTTCTTTACCAATGTTTCTCCTGTTTTCATTGTTTGTGTAGTCTGCCTTCCTTGAGTTGTTTGTGGTTCAAAGAAATCAAACTGACCGTTATTTGTGTTAATTTTACTAGGTAATGTAATACCATCTGGACCAAATCTATTTTTAATAACATGTCCTCTACCAGTTCCAGATAATTTATCTTCAACTTTTCTTGATAGTGACATTAAAAAGTCTGCAACCATTACTTTACCATATGACGATGCAATTTTGTCTGCTTCAATAACATCATCTTCCAATGCAGATCTACCTGCTTGAGATGCTGTCCAAACCGGAACATTGTATTCTCCGGCCATTCCTCTCATTTCTTCATATAATTCTTCTAAAGCTTCGTGCTTATCTTTTTTAGTATTTACTTTTAATAAGTCACCATAATCAATTACAACTAAATCTGGTTTATTTCCTAACATAATTGTTTTTTCAATATGTGCTTTTATTCCCATAACACCGGTAGACTTTGTTGGATAATATTTTATAATTAATTCTCCAGAAAGTGTTTCTAATTTTTCTTCTATATCAGATGTATAATTTTTTAAATTTTGAGCAGCAATACCAGTTACTACTGAATCATATCGTTGACCTACATAATTATCATTTAATTCTAATGTATAATGTATAACTGTTTTGCCTTTTTTAACTGCATTTGCACCTATATTTATAAGCATCCATGATTTTCCAATACCAGCTGGAGCCATCACTACTCCTAATTCTCCTGCAGCTAATCCTCCATCCATTAAATCGTCAATTACATCCCAACCTGTACTTATAGTATCTCTAGCTGACTCTGTATATCTTGCTACTACATCTTTTTTATATTCATGTCCAATATCAGTATCAGCTCCAGCTTTCATTGCTCCATCAATTTTGCTTTTTATTTCATCGTAATTACCCATTTTAAGTAAATTAACAGAATCCATAATTGCACGCTTTATTTCTTGATTCTTGCAAAACTTAAGTATTTCATCTTTTACAAAAGTCAGGTCATCTGACTCCATAAATCTAAATACTTCTTTTAATTGTTCTAATATTGCTGTTTTTAGAACATCATTGTCTATCTCTGTAACTTTAACTTTTAATACGTCTTTTGATGGGGGAGTTTTATATTCACGAAAATGATCTAATACTACTTCTAACAACCAACTATTTGCATCTGATTCAAAATAATCTGCTTGTATAATATCAGCAATTTGTTGAAGAAATGTTCTATCAACGAACATTGCTGCTAAAACTTTTATTTGAAACGACCAACCATACTCACTTAACTTATCTGTCATAAATTATTATATAAAAAATAATTACTAAATCCAATTATTTTGTTTTTTGTGCAAAAGCACTCAATGATAACCAAGTATTGTTTAACCAATCCGGCATATTTTTCATAACTGACCACATTTTATCTTCCATAAATAATTTTCTAAATTCTATTTTATCTAATTCTGGTATTTGTGATTCCATTATTCTTCTAATATTACTTTTTGTTTGAGCTGGAATGTCTAATAGTTTTAGATTCATTAGTCTCCAGTTGTCAGAAATAATATTCTGATTATCTAATATCTTTTTATATGTTTTAGACTCATCTATTTTATCATTACATGTTTCCCATAAAGTGTCTAATTTATATTCTTGTTCTAAATTTAACTTAGGAACATGTTTTAATAATGTTTTAGGTCCTATTCCATTTACTCCTGGTATATTATCTGATTTATCACCAGTAAATGATCTATACATAACATAGTTTTTAGGATGTACCCCAAATTCATTTAATATACGTTCTGTATCATACATTTTCTTTTTAATTGGAGACCATATTTCAATTTGATTATTAACTAATTGATAAAAATCACGATCTGTTGATACAATTGTAATTTTTTTACTTTTTGCTTCATACATTTGAGTAATATATGCAATAGTATCATCTGCTTCAATTCCATCCATAGATAAAAATGTAACTGGTAATGCATCTAAATATGATACTAGTCTACTAAATTGATGTCTCATAGCTTCTTGCTCATGTTCAATGCTAGGCATATGATGATCATGTCTTCGTAATCTTGTTTTATTAGCTCGATTACCTTTATAATCTTTATAAATCTTTTTTCTTCGCTTAGATCCACCAACTCCATCAAATACAATAATGCATCTAGAAGGCTTGAAATCTCTAACACATTTTCCAATGCTATATAGAAATCCAGTAATACCTCCTATATGTTCACCATCTTCGTTAGTTGAAGGAGTTGCTGAAAATGATCTAATAAAAGTATTGAGTCCGTCAAAAATCATAATATGATCGTCAGGACTCTGATTAATACTTTCTTTTTCTTTTTGAAGTTGTTTAAATAATTCTTGGTATTTGTTCATTATCCTTCTTCGTTTATAACTTCTTCGTCGACTACTACATCGTCAATACCGCCATCAATGCCAGCACGATATTTAAAAATATATGCTTCGCAAATTCTATTATACAATCTATCTTTCATTTCAGGATTTTGTATTACCTTTTCCATAAAATCTTTACTTTGAAATTTAATAGTATCTAGAACTTCTCCAGTATCTGGATCAACATCGTCTAACGAATACCAAGCTCCTGATTGAGAAACTAATTTAAAATTCTTCATGATATTTAACCAACCACCATAGTTGTCAATTCCACTATCATAATATATTTCATAATCAATTTTTCTATTAGGAGGACCCATTCTATTTTTCACAACATGTACATTGGTTTTATTTCCAACTACTTGATCTGCTCCATTCACTCTAGCTTTAATCATTCCGGTGTTTTTCAAACGAAGTCTAACTGATGAGTGAAATGGTAATGCTTTACCACCTGCAGTTGTCCATGGATCTCCAAAAGATACGCCTAATTTAGTTCTTAACTGATTAGTAAAGATTAAACATATTCTTTCTCTAGCTATCCAATTAGTAACTTTTCTCATAGCTTTACTTAATATAATAGATTTAGAAGTTGCATATCCATCCTTATCATATTCCATTGCCATTTCTATTTTAGTAGATGCACCCATTACCGAGTCGACTACTATAGTTACTAATCTATCTTTATCAGACTTTCTAACATTTTCAACAATAGTCTCAATAGTTTCAAATATTTCTTCTATTGTTTCTAATGGAACATAAAGCATAGTTTTTAAGTCTACGCCAATTGCTGTTAAAAATTCTGCACTACTAGCTGATTCTGTATCAATATATACTGCTAATCCGCCTCTTTTTTGTGTCTCTGCTAAGGTGTGAGCTGCTAACAAGGATTTACCCGAAGCCTCTAGTCCTGTTATTTCGGTAATTCTACCAACAGGAAAACCTCCATTTGCACGATTTGAAATAGCTAGATCTAACATTGAACATCCAGTTGATACCCATTCATTAACATTTGTAGGAGCATCTTCGTCACCATCTAAGAAAAATGCTGACTTATAATTTTGTCCTTTAAATTGTTTATTGATACTATCTGCAAGAGTTGCAGCTAACGAATCTTCCAGTTCGCTCTTTTTCTTTGCCATATAACTGGTCCTTTATTAATCGTTAAATAAATCGTTGAATGCTTCAGCTACATCTGTTTTTTTAGTAACAGTTTCTGTTGCACTTGTTTGACTAGTAGATGTATCTGCTTTTGTAGTTGTAGTATCAGAGTCAGCACTTTCTGGATTCATCCAATCATTTAATGCTTTTTCTAACTCTTCATACGTTGGTTCTGGAAATAAGTCAGTAATCTTAGGTTGATCCATTATTGATTTTGCAATTGCTTTATCTTCAGTCGCAGCTGATGTATTTGGCTTAACTCTAATAGCAGTTTTTGGATATTGTCCTGGCCCTTCTGATGGGGTAAATTCAACATCGATATCTCTACCATTCATTAAGTCGGTAATATCACCATAATCAGGATCAGCTATAATAGATAATAATTCAGAGTAAATAGTCTTACCGAATCCCCAAAATTTAACGCCTTCTGATTCTTTACCTCTTACGATAACAGGAACATAAGTTCTCATTTTAGGTTCTATTTTTCTACCCATAACCCAATCATCCTTATCGCCAGTTTTCTTTAACTTGTCAGCAAATTCAACTACTGGATCTGCATTGCCGAATGTTATTGGAGAGAGCATACTTC